CAGCAGTACCACCCCAGCGGGCAGTTCCCCGACATCCTGCTGATGTCCCCGAACATGTTCGCGGCCTTCCAGGCCCTCCAGCAGACCAGCGTTCGCTACATCAGCGAAGGCGACCGCTCGGGCCTCGACCGCGACATGGTCGCCATGTGGCGCGGCGCGAAGATCTACGTGGAGCCGAACCTGGGCTTCACCAACGGCGCCGGCTCGCCGGTCAGCGGCTACGCCCTGAGCAGCGACATGTTCCAGCTCTACGCCGACGTGGATGGCTTCTTCACGGTGGGTGACCTCATCCCCGTGCCGGGCACCGCGACCGAGTGCGCCCAGGTCTTCAACCGCATGCAGCTCGTGACCGGCCACCTGGCCAGCCACGGCGTCATCTTCAACGCTGAGGCCTGATTATGGCTACCTCTACNCTGATNCAGNTNCTCGAGCCCGGCCAGANCGCCGCCACTTCCAACCGCCGACAGGTGGAGACGTTCATCGCGGGCGGCACGATTGCCGCCGGGGACTGGGTCTTCTTCGACCTGTCGCAGACCGGCGCGGACNNNGCCCTCTACATCGTGCAGGCCCCCGCCAGCGGGGCCATCCCCGTCCAGTCGGGGCAGGCTATCGGTGTCGCGATTGGTGGCGGTGTCGCCGGCGCCAAGATCGACGTGGTGGTCAGCGGCTACCACGCCACCGCCAACTGCGATGCGGGCATCGCGATTGGCGCGACTGTCACGCAGGGCACCATCGCCGGCCGGTGCGCCCCAGCGGAGTACGTGGAGACCGGTGTTCCGGCCAACTACGCCATGCCCACCCCCATCGGTCTGACGCTGGGCGCTGTCGTCGCCAACGTCGGCCCGGTCTGGGTCTACAGCCGCTTCTAGTTCCGTCCCACTTGACCCCCCTGGCGCCGGCAGTTCCCTTGCTGAAGGTGCCGGGGGGAGTCATCCCTCGCGCATAAGGCTGCCGCATGAAACTGGGCGAACTGATTGACTTTTGCGGCAACCTACTCGACTACGATCCGACCAACCCGACCTACCGCGCGCAGCTCGTCGCGCTGCTCAATGACGCCCAGCAGCGCGTTCTGGTTGACCGGGCCTGGGCCTTCGCCCAGCGAGAGCGGACCCTCAAGGTCTACGCGGACAGCACCGCGACCATCACGCTGACCAACGGGAGCAGCACGGTCACCGGCGGCTTCACGGTGAGCGCCGACCGGGTGCTCCCCGGCGGCGCGCTGGAGCTGGCCGAGATCAAGATCCCGCTGACCGGGGGCGGCTACGCATGGCGCCAACTGCGCTGGATTGAGAACGTCACCACGGCACACCTTGACCGGGCCTGGGATGGTCCCACCGGGCCCTACGTGGTGACCTACCGGCGCCGCGAGGTCTACCTGCCCTCTGACGCCACAAACGTCATCAACGTGTCCGACCCGAGCATCGGGGTGCACAGGCAGTCGCTCTTCCTCTCGAAGTGGGAGCGAGACAGCGCCAACCTGGACCAAGACCTCGAAGGCACGGTCGAAGCCTACCTGCCCAGCCGGGCCACCCGAGTCCCCGCTCCGCAGACCGCCACGGGCGTGGCCGTCACCGGCGCCGGCGGCACCGTGGACCGCACCATCGTGGTCACGATGGTGAATGTCTGGGGCCCAAAGTCGCAGAACTACGACACCTATCGCCAGGACGTGTGCAACGGCTTCGAGAGCGCCATGAGCCAGCCGACCAGCTACGAGCTGAAGACCGGCGAGAGCTTGAGCTTCACCCCCGAGACGCTGCCCGACGAGACCGGCCTCTACAGGCGCTACTACTTCACCTGCGCCGAAGCGGGCATCCTGGCGCCGGTGCGGATCCGCTCCGAGGTGACCCTGGCCGGTGCCGTGAAGGATGAGGACACCATCGCGCCCACCGGGCTCCGCACGATGGAGCCCGACCTGTCGCTGGCCACCCTTCAGTCCCAGGCGTGGCAGTCCCGCGCCATTCGCTACCAGCACGCGAACGGCGGCAGCTACCGGGCCATCATGCTCTACCCGCATCCGAGCGCCGACCAGGATCTCTCCGTGCGGGTGGTCATCGCACCACCCCGGCTCGAAGAGGACCAGGACGCGCCGCTGATGCCTGAAGCCTACTCGCAGATCATCGCCTACGCGGCGCTCGAGCAGCTCACTCTGAAGGTGGACACGCCGGCCCTCTCGGTGGTCTACGAGCGGAAGAAGATGCTGCTGCTGCGCGGCCTTGAAGCCCGCTACCTGGGCGAAGTCCCCCGACGCATCCAGAAAGGGAGCCCGTCGCTGGGCATGCGCTTCTACCCGAACCCCTTCGGCCCGCTGACGCTATCGTGAAGCAGGAGCTCTTCCAGGTCCAGCGCGCCGGGGGCATCCAGACCCGGCTACCCGCCGAGCCCATCAACGCGGCAGAGGCCGTCAACCTGGTGGTGGACCAGCGCACCGGCGGCTGGTCTACTCGCATCGGATACGAGCCCTACTCCCCCGACCTGAGCAGCCTCTTCTCTCCCTTCAACGGCATGGGCCCGGTCACCAGCCTGCACATCGCGCAGGCTCTCGCCGGTGGAGCTCGCCAGCACACCCTGCTCGAAGCGGACGGCTCGCTGTACCTTGTGTTCGAGGCTCGCGGCACCGGCGCCCGCTCGCTGCGGGAGCTCGCCAGCGGGCGCCACGCTCCGACGCCCACCGAGCCGGGGAGCTGGTACACCGACACGCCCTATGGGACCGTCATCACCAACGGGGTAGACCAGCCGGTCATCGTGCGCCCCTGGCCGCTGGACAGCAGCCCGAGCGCCGCGACCCTGGCCCAGTGCATCCGGCCCTTCGGCTTCGTCTCGCTGCCACCGAGCCCCGAGCCCTACGGGGTGGAGCCCATGCCGGGCCGTGTCGCCGCAGCCGTCGCCCCGACGCTACCGCCCCCACCAGGTGGCAACCGCATGGCCCTCTGGTGCCCGACCGATGCAGCGAGCATCAGCGACGGTGGACGGTGGGGCCTGGGCCTGTTCGAGAACGAGAGCACCGACCGCTACAAGCAGGAGTCCCTATTCGGCTATGTGGTCGCCTTCATCAGCAGCACGGGCAGCGAAGGCCCGGTCTCTTCGATGGCGACGGTGTCCTGGCAGCTCCTGCCGCACTCCTACGGCTTCCGGCTCGCCGTGGGCGTCAGCATTCCGCTGGGCCCNNCGGGCACNGTGGCGCGCAAGNTCTACCGCACCGCCAACTTCAGCGCGGACAGCGCGAGCCCCGACAACACCGCGCTCTACTTCGCCGGGCTGGTCCGCAACAACGTCGAGACCGTCTTCTTCGACGCTGTCCGCACCAGCGAGACCGGGCAGTCTGCCCCCGACATCGCCACCGGCCCGATGCCGGCGCCGCGCGCTCGCTTCAGCGCGCTCTACAAAGGCTGCTTCTTTCTCGACGGCGGCCTGGACGATGCGCGCACGCTCTACTACAGCGCGCCGGGCCTCATCGAGCAGTTCGACCCCCGCAACTACCTCGAACTGAGCGCCGAAGGCGGGGCCATCACGGCCATCTTCGGGGACTACACCGCGCTGGTCGTCTTCCGAGAGGACAGCATCGACCTGGTTCAAGGCGACTACAACACGGGCTTTCAGGTCTCGGTGCTCTCCAACGGCATCACCTGCCGCGCGCCGCACTCGATTCAGACGGTGCCCGGTCTCGGTGTGCTCTTCCTGGCCCAGGATGGCGTCTACGCCCTGGTCGGTGGCACCGTGGGCGGCTCCCAGGCCCAGCTCGTCAACCTCACCGAGCAGATGGACCAGGTCACTCGCCGCATCACCCCCGACTGCCGCCCCCGAGCGGTGGCCGTCTACAGCGCGACCGCGCGCGAGTATCAGCTCTACGTGCCCGTCGATGGAAACGACCGGCCCAACCTGGGGGTGGTCTTTCACACCAACCTGCTCGACGGCGATGGCCAGCCCTGGAGCACCCGAGCGGGCTTCCCCGTTGGAGCTGTCGCCGCGCGCCATGACGGCACCGTGGTCTTCGGGCATCACACCGGCGATGAAGATGCCACCCCAGGGAGCGAGCGGGGCCTCTTCGTCATCAGCGGCGCCCGCAGCCTGGGCACCCTCTACGACCCGGTCCCGCAGACGTACAGCGCAGCCGAAGCTCCGACGAGCAAATACCGCACCGCGTGGTTCGACTTCGGGGACGCCCAGACACAGAAGCAGGTCAACTACGTGACTGTGTGGGTGCTGACCACCGGCCAGCCCCGCATCACCGTGCGGCACTACAAGGACTTCAGGCTCTCCCCGGTCGAGGAGCGCACGTACTACGCGCAGCCCCCCGACGCCGCTGACCTGCCCACCTTCGACCTCGCCACCCTGGGCACCGACACCTACCAGGAAAGCAGGTTGGTCCCGATCCGGGTGAGCATCGCCCAGCAATCGTGCGCCCAGTTCAGCTTCGAGCTTGAAACCACCGACGACCTCATCCTGGTCGGCTGGGAGGCCATGTACACCAGCAAGGGCACCCAGGTGATCTTCGGGAAGCGCGCATGAGTAAGAAGTGGACCCAGCGCGCGGCGCGCACCGGCGGCACCGTGCAGCCCGATGCCATCAATGAGGAGCTCCGCGCCCAGCAGTCGAGCATCACCACGCTCGACCGCGAGCAGCTCCCCGACGACTTCGCAGACGCGAGCCGCTTGACGCCCTACGCCTTGCAGCGGGTCTACAACCTGCCGCGCTACCCGGCGACCAACGGGGAGCAGGACGCCACCGGCGGCACCAGCGTGACCTCGCGCATGTGGCTCAACAGTGTCACCCCCCCGCTGGAGACCGGCCACTGGCGCAACGCGGTGCAGGCCACGCTGACCCTGGCCGACTTCGCCGGCGGCCACCTGTTCATCGAATGGAGCGGCAACGCGCTGGTCTTCCCGGTCTTCGCCCAGACGACCAACCTGGACTACCCCTTCAACCCGAAATACCTGGGCTTTCGCATCCTGGTNAACAACTCNGTGCTGGTCGAAGCGCGCGGCGCNGCCTATCACGAGAGCTTCCGGGTCTTCGGTGGTCGAGTCTTCGCCGCTGGAGACCTGACCGTGCAGCTCCAGTTCCGCACCACTCAGGTGGGCCCCGACGATCCGCTCGTCACCACTGCAGGAGGCGACATCATGCAGGCGCATCTCTACAGCATGAAGTACCTCGCCGTGGGGCGGTTCCGATGAGCCGCATTATCAGCGCGCCGGTCAAGGACGGGGAGGTCATCGCCGCAGCGGACCTCAACACCCGCTTCACCGACTACACGCAGACCGACCTGAACGCCTTCAACGTGCGCGATGCAGCCGTGGACCTGCCGGCCTTCAGCGACACCGACTTCATGGTTCCGTTCGTTCAGGCCGACAACATCGGCAAGCCCAACCAGCTCTTCGCTACGGCCCCAGTCACCGTCAACGGCATCGGGGCGCTACCCGACGCGGGCTACGTGGTGAACGATGGTGCAGGCGTCCCCGTTGACACCATCGCCACCTTT